TGATAGACGTGCCACAAGACATATGGACCGGCAATGCAGATTTCGGCGCAACATTGGACATCAGTCCAGATGGAAAAATTCTTGTGGTAGGAGCTCCCAAAGCATCCAACGTAAAATCATATTATAAAGGTCAATATAATATATCAGCATCTTATGCTATTGGAGACATAGTATTCCATAAACAACAATTGTGGCGTGTGGTAAATCCAGTGCTGGGACAAGATCCTTCAGTGGACTTTACCACATTCAGTGCCACCAGTTTTTGGAGTGAAGCACATTATGATGCAGGCACGGGCACATATCCAGAAATTAAACAGATGATCACAGGCAATTACACCTTCACTGGTGTGGGTGCTGATCATATATTGATAAGAGCCACCACAGATCAATACAGAGGCAGTGCAGTTGGTGATACACTGGTGTTATATTGGAACAACCTCACCACTGAATATCCCACAGGCAACGTGCCTTTCGGCGGCAATGCGGTTGGTATTGACAAGGCTTTCATTGATGGGCCTCATGTAATAGATGAAAAAATAGATCAAATAATCAATATAGATTTGACAATCACTGCACCAAGCGTGGGCAATTTGCTGAACACAGATACTGCCAATGGCACAGTGGCATACATATTCACTCAAGGCACTCAATCTATCATATACTTAAAAAACGTCACAGGTAATTTAGTGGACGCTGCACAGATAAGATTAGGTCCAACGCCCGTGGGGGATTATACCCGTATCTTATTGGAAGATTATGACAGCGTGGCAGGTTGGTGGAAAATAGATGTGCCATCACCAGGCACCACTTCAGGTAAATTTGACAACAAGCGTTCATTGGTGGTGCGTGATATTATCAAAGCAGGTGATCCAAGAACAGCTTTTCTTTACTTCAACAGTTTGGATACCATAGCCACTCAGGCTGCAGGATTACCGTTGGCTGCCACTTCAGCCAGTCAGTTGAGTATCTTAAGTTATTACAAAACATTCTCCATATCAGGTTACAGCACATTTGTGGGAGATGTATTTGACAATAGATTTTTAGTGAGAGCGCCTAAACAGTTTAGTGATGTGTTGCCCACTGCAACTTATGATGAAGTGGGTATATGGTTCAACACTATCCTAACAGGTACTCCTGCCACAGTGATAGAACCCATTGCTTTAGATTTACCTTTCAATGACCTCAATGGTGTAAATGAAATAATTGACAAGTGGAATGGTTTTTTAAGAGTGGATGCACAGCCAGATGGATTGGGTCTATTCTATATTCCCACCATAGGCAGCACAGTGCAGGATAATGACACAGGACACACTGCAGAAGTGGCCTATGTAAAAGTGATTGGTTTTAATTTGTTGCAAATATACATCAAAAATAAAACTGGTCCGTTCAGTCTTGGATCCACTTTAGGACCCAGCACAGCATTGATATTAGTGGGTACTCCAAATAGAACAGTGGGTATTATACAAGTAAGCGAATTAGAAAATGCAGTGTCTGGATCATTGTTGGTGTTTGATGCTGGAGCTGTTCTAACCCCAACCAGCAACAGTGCTTATCACTTTATAAATGGTTTGGAATACTATCTATATCAAGACATCACGCAGGATGGAATTAGCAGAGGTGCCAGCGTGCCATCCAAAGTGAATAGAGATTATGTACAAACTTTCAACATACCTGCTGGGGTGGGTTACACTTCAGGATTGACTGAACAAGGTATATTTTTGGTGTATCAACGTCAACGCAACAACAGCTACGTTTTGACCAATAATTTTATAGTGCCTGCAGCACAACCTGCAATAGTATCAAGCGCAGGTAATTTTTTAGGGTTAGGATCATCCATCAAACTGAGACAACACAACAATGTGAACACGCTTTTTGTGGGCACAGCAACCACCAATGGTGGCACAGGTGCTGGTAGATTATATTTCTTTAAAAAAGCCAATCTTGATTTTCAAGTGAGTGTGGATGCAAATTACACAGGATTATTTGACAGCACAGACACATATTACACAGATGATTTAGTGGCCTATAATGATGTCATATTTAAAAGTTTAACCACTCAAGGACCTGGCAGCTTTAATGCCACATTTTGGGAAGCACAAACTGAAGGCACAGACTATTTAGGTTTTGTACCACCAGGCGTGCCTCAAGGGATCGCTCCAGGATCGCCACCAGTTATCTTTCCTACTCTTGAAGGTGACAGCACTCAAAATATTCAAGCACCTTTGGCTTTTGGAGTGGCATTTGATATAAATGATTCAGGATCAGTGTTGGCAGTGTCAATTGATGATCAATTGGATTCCACCATTGAAAAGAAAGTAATAGTTTATAGATTGATCAATAACAGATATCAGTTTTCACAAACTATAGTATCACCAGACAGCGGAGAAGACAATACAGAATTTGCCAGTAAAATTGCTATCAGCAGCGACGGAATGTTTTTAGCTGTGTCCAGTCCTCGTGCAGATCAAAGCACCACAGATGGCGGGGTAGTATACATTTATAAGCAAATTAATGGAGTGTTTCAATCAGTACAAACACTAATCAGTCCTCAACCCAAAGCCACAGAAAGATTTGGAAACAACATAGATTTTGATGGCAGTACCTTAGTGGTGTCCAGTTTGAATGGTGACACAGAATTGAATTTTACTTTGGATCAAGGCTTAACATATTTTGACAGAGGTGCCACCACATTCAACACCAAGGTTTACAACACAGGATCCATATACGTGTATGAAGATTATAATGGAGTATTGATATATGCTGATGAATTCAGCATCAACAACACCAATCTTAATGAATTTGGAAAAAATTTAAAAATAGTTGACAATCATGTGTATGCATCATTGCCTTATTATATAAATGATCTTGCATCACCAAACACTGAAGGATTAATTATTAATTTTAGAAAACCTGCAGATGCACGCACATGGGCTTCTCACAAGTCTCCCATGTATCCTGTAGACGTAAACAAGGTAAAATCAATATTTTTATACAATGTAAAAACAAAAAAACTTCTTTCTAGACTAGATTACCTGGATCCAGTGCAAGGAAAAATTGCTGGCACAGCTGAACAAGAATTATACTACAAAACAAACTATGATCCAGCAGTGTACACCAGCGCAGCACAAACAGATGTCACATTAGATGTACAGACCAGTTGGAACAAAGAACAAGTAGGTAGACTCTGGTGGAATCTCAGCACTGTAAAATTTTATAATGCATATCAAAATAATATTATATTTGCCAACAATTATTGGAACAAAATGTTTCCAGGATCATCCATAGATGTTTGCGAATGGGTTGAATCCATTTATACTCCACAAGAATATAACACATTGGGCGCCAGCAATTCGGCTGCATCTATATTGGCAGGCATCAGTGGTACTGCATTGTACAATAATAGCACTTATGCAATTAGACGTATGTATGATTATGTTTCCAAAAGTTTCAGTAATAGATATTACTTTTGGGTAAAGAACAAAAAAACATTGCCTAACATGGAAGGCAGAAAACTCAGTGCTTTTGATGTGGCTCAGTTGATAGAAGACCCAAGAAAACAATTTTATAGATATGTAACATTATTGAATAACAATAAATTTTCATTGCATAACATAAGCAATTTGTTAGAAAATACAGATGTGGCTATTAATTTTAGTTTTTGGAACATAGAAGATAAAAATATTAACATACACAATCAATATCAATTGATTAGTGACGGAGTTAACTACAGTAAACCTAAAAAAGAAATAGAAGCTGTGTGGTTTAATAGTTTAATTGGTTATGATGAACATTACAATACAGTGCCAGATGAAAAATTAAGTGTCAAATACAAATATGGCACACTGAGAAAACCAAGACAAAGTTGGTTCGTAAACCGTGTGGAAGCATTAAAACAAGCCATTGAAAGAGTAAATGCAGTATGCAGTAAAAATTTAATAGTTTTTAATAATAATATTAGTAGGTTGTCTGAATCAGAAAAAAAACCTAACAGCGTAAAACGATTTTACGATTTAACTAGAGATTCATTTGCAGATCTATCTTTTGTGGCAACAGCAAACGTTACCCCTGCAACATTAATTCCTGTAATTGAAGATGGAAAAATAATCAACGTAATTATTACTGCATCTGGCAGTGGCTATAAAGTAGCACCAACTTATAAAATAATAGACCCCACAGGTACAGGCACTGGTGCGGATTTTACACTCCAAATAAATGTATCTGGACAAATTAACAATGTTTTAATAAATCGTGGCGGCAGTAATTACAGCACAAGCACCCGCATAGAAGTAAGAAAATTCAGTGTGTTAATTGAATCCGATGCTAATGTTAATGGTAAATGGGCAATTTACAGTTGGGACAATGTAGAAGGCGTTTATAACAGAACTATGTTGCAAGCATACAACGTAAATTTATTTTGGAATTATATAGACTGGTATGCAGAAGGCTATGGAAAATTTACTGAAATAAATTATAATGTTTCAGACAGTTACAAATTGCAACTGATAGACGATGAAATTGGTGACATAGTTAAGATTGAAAACATAGGCACTGGTGGATGGATATTGCTTGAAAAAATAGCCAATCTACTCAATGTGGATTACACAATAAATTATAAAACTGTGGGTAGACAGAATGGTACCATTCAATTTTCCAAACAATTATATGATTTTAGTGCTTCAGTCACAGTAGGATTCAACAGCACCAGTTATGACTTGGCCACTTATGATTTTCAACCCATTGCAGAAACAAGAATAATTTTAGAAACCATAAGAGACTATATTTTTGTTGATGAATTAGAAATAGAATACAATCAATTATTCTTTGCTAGTTTGAGATATGTATTCAATGAACAGTCTTTTGTAGATTGGGCATTCAAAACTAGTTTTGTCAAAGGCAAACACAATGTTGGCGAACTATCCCAAAAAGTTGTGTACAAAAATGATAATTTAGAAAATTATCAAGATTACATCAGTGAAGTAAAACCTTACAAGACCAAAGTTAGGGAATACATCAGTGCCTATGAGTCTATTGACAATGATCCTGTTGGCGTAACCGATTTTGATTTACCAGCCACTTACAATGCTGCTACCAATAAGATAGAAGCAAGTGTAGCAAAAATTATTAATGATCAATTGGTTGGATATAATCTTGCCGATACCTATCCAAATAAACATTGGCTGAATAATTTAGGTTTCAAAATTAAAGAAATTAAAATTTCCAATCCAGGCAGCGGATATTTGGGCATACCTGTGTTGCATATTTCAGGTGGTGGCGGCACAGGAGCCACTGCAACAGCATACGTGACCAATGGAAGAGTTACACGTATTGAAATTACCAACAAAGGATCAGGATACATATCAGCTCCAACAATCAGCATACAAGGCACAGTGAGTGCGGGTGGTTACACTGCCACTGCTGTGGCTGTGCTGGGTGAAGCTTTGATTAAATCCACGCACATTAGAGTAAAATTTGATAGAACCACTGGCACATTATTGATCACTGATCTTGTGAGAACTGAAAATTTTGTGGGCACAGGAAATCAACTTAAATTTTTATTAAAATGGCCTATCAATCTTAAATCTAACAAAATCACAGTGACAGTGAATCAAAGAAGAGCGTTGTTCAGTGAATATGTGTACAATAATGCAGAGGACACCAGCAAATCCTACATAAGATCCAAAGGATTTGTGACGTTTTTTCAACCTCCTACTGTAGGCAGCACCATACAGATACAATATGAAATAGATGCCAATGTGTTGCAGACTCAAGACAGAGTGAATCTATTGTATGATCCAGTCACAGGTCAACTGGGCAAAGATTTAGGACAGCTGATTGAAGGTATAGATTATGGTGGAGTAGAGGTGCGTAGTTTTTCGTTTGGTGGCGGCGCTGGTTGGGACGCAGATCCGTTTTTCACTTCCACATGGGATACCTATGATACAACTTTTGAAGACGAAGTGTTTAGATTGGATGGCAGCACCAACACCTTCAATCTAAGTAAACCTTTAGCGGCAGGTGTAAACTACAACATTTACAAAAATGGTGTGCGAATAGATGATCCAAACTTTGGCACTGTGAATCCAGTAACCAACGTGAATGCATTGATGAAAACCATAATTGGCGATGGATCTACTTCAGTGGTACAGATCAATGAACAAACTATTCCCACTGTGAACAATGATCTAATTGTGATACGTAAATCCAGCAGTGATGGTAGTTTCTTGCCAGATCCTGATGCTTATGACACATTATTACAAGGTGGAAATCTTGCCTACAACACAGCCACAGGAATATTAGCTCAAGATATCATTGTGGATGGTGATGGATTTGTGACACCTACCACCAGCAAAGGTCCAGAAGAACTGGTGCCAGGACAAGTGTTGGACACTGTGGATATACAAGTGTATGACAGATCAGGCGAAACTGGCAGTAGAATTAACAGCTACAATTACAAAGGCAATGGTTCTACCACTACATTTACTATAGATTCTTTACCACAGAGTCAAGACTCTGTATTTGTCAAAGTCAACAATATAATAGTGAGCAACACAAATTTCACTACAGATTTTCCATCCAAGACATTGGTATTCAACTCTGCTCCGGCCAACAATGCGCAGATCAATATTATCACTATGAGCATTAACGGTGAAGGTATAATAGACACTGATCAATTCTTGGGAGATGGCAGCACATTTATATTTGTGACCAGAGCCAAATTCACATCTAATCAATCATCTTATGTGAAAGTGAATGGAGAAACTGTGTCATATGTGTTGGGAGAAACCGACAGTGGATATCAATACACTGGCAAAACATTGATCAACTTTGCAGTGCCACCAGCTCAAGGCAGCATTATTACCTATGTGATATATGCCAGTGTAGCCAAAACTTTCAGCGAAGTAACCTATGATGACTTCTTGGGTGACGGCAGCACTGCTGTGTACACTTTAAGTCCTACTCCTTTCAATCAAGAACCACTCACACACAATGTGATAGTGAAAATAGGCAACAGTGTGCTGAATGCTGGATACAATGAAAGATTTGATGTAAGTGCTATAAGAGAATATGCTCTAAACAATTGGCAACAACCGGCGGCCACTGTTTTAAGAACTGATGTGAGAGCCTTTTTGAATGGCCTAGAACTTACTTCTACTGAATACAGATGGGAAAGTGCCAACAGCAGCGTGGTTTTAGAAACAGGCGTGGGCACAGTGGGGGACAAATTAAAAGTTTATGTGATTTCAGATGGTGACTACACAGTGGTAGGCAACGTGTTGACTTTGGACACAGCGCCAACTATAGGTCAAACTATAAAAGTATGGCAGTTTACCAATCATGATGTGGAGCAAATAGATCGCATCAATTATGATGTGGTTGCAAGAAGTTCATTGACTGTGAACAGTGAAGATTATTTTGAATATCAAAATTTAACCAATGGCATAATACGTCTGCGTGATCCTGCTTTGGATGCTCAATATGTTTGGGTATCTGTGAATGGTACCACTCTTGCACCAAGTGTGGATTACAAAATATCCAATGATCAGCAATTGTTAAAAATTAACACACCATTGCAGTTGAATGATGTGATAGATATTGTTCACTTTACTGCACCCAAATACAATGTGAAATTTGGATTTAGACAATTTAAAGACATGTTGAACAGAACACATTTTAAACGTTTAGGTAATGATTACAAATATTATCTTACGCAAACACTTCACTGGTACAGTCAAGAAATATTCTTGGCAAACACTCAAGGATTAACAGTGCCGAATCCTAGCTTTGGCAGACCTGGCGTGTTGTTTATTGATGGTGAAAGAATAGAATATTTTTTAAAACTTGACAACAGATTGGCACAGTTGAGACGCGGTACACTGGGTACTGGTATTAAATCTTTGTATGCTGTGGGCACTGAAGTGTTTGATCAATCTGCGTTTCAAACTGTTCCTTACAGTGATGAAACAGTCACTGAAGTTTTTAATAGTGACGGATCCACTGAAAATTTAACGCTAAGTTGGATACCTAGATCGGTAAATGAGTTTGAAGTGTTTGTGGCGGGCAAAAGATTGAGAAAAAACAGTATAAGGCAATATAATGCCACTTTGGGCATGGACAGTCCAGAGGCAGATGTAATTTTACCAGCAGAATTCAGTGTGACTGGCAGTTCCACTACCTTAGCACTAACTGTTGCTCCCCCTATAAATACCCGTATTACAGTGGTGCGTAGACTAGGCAGAGTGTGGAATGCATACACAGCATTGAGTCAAACAGAGAATGATATAGCAAGATTCTTGCGTGCAAAAGAAGTGAGTTTGCCGCAATAAATACATGATAAAAGGATGATCGAATGAACAATTTTAATGAACACAACGGCACGCTGATACAGGGACACATCAAGATAATAGACCCAACCACTGGTGAAATACTGGTGAACAAACGCAATGCTATTCATTATGAAAACATGAGCATTGGATTGGCAGAAAGTTTGGCCAACGAAGGTCAAGGTTTTATAAATTCCATGGTGTTCGGCACAGGTGGTACCTACATTGATCCCACAGGCATAGTGACCTATCTAACTCCTAATTCCACAGGCACCAATGCCACACTTTATAATCAAACATTCAGCAAAGTGGTTGATGACAGATCAGTTAGCAACACAGATCCAGTGAGAAATAAAATTGAAACTAGACACGTGAGTGGTACCAATTACACTGACATCCTGGTGACTTGTTTGCTAGACTATGGTGAACCCAGTGGACAAGACGCAGTGGACGCAGCCACAGGCACAGAAAATCTTTATGTGTTTGATGAATTAGGTTTACAAAGTTATTCCAGTTCAGGCACCGGAAGATTGTTGACACACGTAATTTTCCATCCAGTGCAAAAAAGTTTAAACAGATTAATACAGATAGATTACACAGTGCGAATACAAAGTCTTTCAGGATTATAACATACATAAAATATGGCATACACAGTAAACTTTACAGATGTGGTCAACAAAGGCAGTCTTACTGTGGACGATGGTACAGTCAATCAGCAAACCAGTTTGGCATTGCCAGGACGCAACACCACTTCATACGGTACCATTATAGCAGAAAATTTTTTACACTTATTAGAAAACTTTGCAAAAAACACTTCACCAGCAAATCCAGTAGAAGGACAATTGTGGTATGATACCACAGTGGGTGTGGATCAATTAAAAATTTATGACGGCACACAATGGGTGGCCTCAGGTGGTTTAAAAAAAGCATTAACTCAACCACTGGCAGGCGAGAGTGTGGTGGGCGACCTTTGGGTGGACACAGACAATCAACAATTGTATCTTTTCACAGGATCAGGCTGGGTATTAGTGGGACCAGAATTCAGTCAAGGACTTAGCACAGGCAGTAAGCCATTAGAAATAATTGGCACAGACAACCTCACTTACACAGTTGTGGTGTTGGAAGTACAAGCCAAACCAGTGGCCATCATCAGCACCAAAGCATTCACTCCCAAAGCTGCAATCACAGGTTTCAGCACCATTCAACCAGGATTCAATCTCAGTGCAGCAAATATTGAAGGTGCAGGTGTGGGACAATTTTATGGCACCGCTGAAAAAGCCAATGCTTTGATTGCTGCAAATAACGAAATTGTTGCAGGAAATTTATTTTTAAGAAAAGACAAAGCCAACATAGCTGACTTTTCATTAAAAATCAACAGCAATGATGGATTGGACGTGGGCAACAGTGCCACACTAAACATTGGTATAGAAGGCCAAGCAGCAATCATCAGCCATAAGACTTCAGGTGCTAACATAGATTTTAGAGTGAATGATCAAGGTGTTACTCGTACAGTGATGAGAATAGATTCAGACGCAAAAGTAGGTATCAATACTTTGGCTCCGTCAGAAGCTTTGGATGTCACTGGTAATATTAAATCAAGTGGTGCATTGTTTGTGGATGCTGTGACCAATGCTAACAGTGTTACTTCTGGAGCATTAATAGTTAAAGGTGGAGTTGGCATAGCAAAAAAATTATATGTGGGTGAAGCGGCCATATTTCAAGACAATATCACCAGCAGAGACATTGCTCCCAATGCCAACAACACATACAATATTGGCGCAGTCAACAACAGATATTTAAATGTGTATGCCAATAATTTTGTTGGTAATTTAACTGGCAACATCACGGGCACTGTGAGTGGTGCTTCAGGTACCAGCAACAAATTGACCAGTTTGACTACATTTGCTATGAGCGGTGACGTCAGTGCTGCAAGTTTTACTTTTGATGGACAAACAGGTGGCACAACAAAGACTTTTGTGACTGCAGTCAGCAACAGTTTTATAGCCAACAAAACTGGACAAGCATCTTCATTGCCCAGCGATGAATTTATATTCAACAGAGTGTCTGGCACCACAGGTGTTTTTAAAATCAACAGAGGCAATTTGTTTAATGCCATAGCACAAATTCCAGCAGGCAGTATTTTTCCATATGCTGGCAACATAGAACCTCCATATTGGTTACTCTGTGACGGCAGAGAAGTGTTAAGAAGTGTGTTTCCTGAATTGTTTGCTGTGATTGGTCACAGTTTTGGTGCACCACCCAGCGGTACAGGTTCACATTTTTTAATTCCAGACTTCAGAGGCAGAATGCCTCTGGGACGTGACAACATGGGAGGCACAGGAGCCAACAGAGTCACAGCTACAGCAGCAGATTCATTGGGCGGATTTGGTGGCACAGAAAGCAAAGTGATACCAATACAAAATTTACCTGAACACGAACATGATCTACAAGGAGCGGCGGGTGCTCAATATTATGCTATCAGAGACGTGCCAGGCATAGGCGCAGGAGAAGTCACAGCAATTACATATGATGCACCCACAGGATCTGGACAAGGTTCTGCTATAGCCAGCAGTGGTGGAGTAAACAATGCAACATTGGGTCAAGCACAGGACGTGATGAATCCATTTTTAACTATCAATTATATAATTTACTCAGGACAAACACCATAATGGCTTATAAAATTAATAAAACTGATGGAACGTTGTTGGTGGATTTGCTGGATGGCAGTATAAACACATCAGCATCTGACATCACACTGATCGGTAGAAATTACAAAGGGTTTGGTGAACTAATCAACGAAAATTTTGTAAAACTGCTGGAAAATTTTGCCAGTTCATCTGCACCAGCCAATCCGTTGAGAGGCCAATTGTGGTATGACACATCAGAAAATAGATTAAAAGTTTACAATGGCACAGCGTTTGCCACCAACGGCATTATAGTGTCCAGCACTCAACCTCAATTGACCACAGGTGACATATGGCTGAACAGTTTAACCAATCAGATGAGTTTCTTTGATGGCACTGATTTAGTTTTGGTTGGCCCAACTCACACTGCTGCACAAGGAGTGTCAGGATTTGTGGCGCAAAGCATATTAAACACACAAAATCAAACCAAAACAGTTTTAAAATTTTTTGTACAAAACACTCTAGTAGGTGTTTGGAGTGCAGCACAATTTACTCCTATTGCTTCGCAGGTGATTGCAGAACTAATCACAGGATCCAATCCTACAGGCATAATTTTTCCAGGATTTAATCTCACCAGTAACACATACAAATACAGAGGTGTAGCCACATTGGCAGAAGGACTAATAGATGGAGTAGGCAATACCATATTGGCTGATTCATTGTTGCGCAGTGACGCCAACGATGTGACCACAGGCACTCTCACTGTGCAGAACAATTTAGGATTGACTGTGGGATTGGCCAACCAATTGACGTTGAAATTTTCCAGTGCATCATTGCCCAACACCAGTATCATTGCCAACAATGTCAGCAATGCTGACTTTGCCATCACTGCCAAAAATCCTGCAGAGTACACAGCAATATTTGTAAAAGCCAACACAGCAAGAGTGGGCATATTCAATACAGCTCCAGCATATCCTTTGGATATCGTAGGAGATGTGCGAATACAAGGCAATTTAATCACCAGCGGCACCAGCACAGCAGTCACAGCAGAAGATTTAAGAGTGGAAGACAAAACCATAGAACTGGCCACAATCACCGGCACAGCTTTGGGCGACGATGCCTACATAGATGGAGGCGGCATTGTGATCAAATCGACAGCCACAAACAAAACATTATTGTGGCAAAATTCCACATCTTCTTTAAAAAGTTCAGAACATTTTAATTTGGCCACTGGCAAAGAATACAAAATAAACGGAGTCACAGTATTAAGCAACACAGCATTGGGTGCCACAGTGATCAGTGCACCTGGCTTGACCAGCATAGGCACTTTGACCAGTTTGAATGTGGGCAATTTATCACTGTCAGGCATCACACTGAGTGCCACAGGAAATTTACAACTGCAAGCCAGCACAAACATTATCAGCGTGCAAGGCTCTGCTCGGATCACAGGAATTGGTTTGCCCAGCGCAGCTTCAGATGCTGTAAGAAAAGATTATGTGGATGGATACTTGCCCATCAGTTTAGTGGCAGACATCACAGGATTTTCTGCATTGGCAGGCGGAGTAAATGGCAGCATCATAAGATTATTAAATGATTTGTATCCAGTGGCAGGATATTCAGCAGCAGGATTGGGAATACCCTCAAGTGCCACAGGTAGAATAGCCAGAGTACACACAGTGCAGTCAGGTTCTTTAGCTGTGAATATTCCTGGAGCAAATTTAAACACTGCATTGGATGAATCATTCACAGCAGTGGATCAAACTTTAAATGCTGCTCCCAACACAGTGCAAACCATTCAGACCTATCTCAGTGGTGCAGCACTGTTGGATTCAGGACATATTAGAATTACCACTCCGTCAGGACATTTTTATGAAGTGGGCAACACAGTGACCATTGCAGGTTGTAATGGATCAGGAGTGTTTGCTGCCACAGGATTCGATGGCACCTACACTGTGGCCAAAGTGATAGAAAATGCTGTGCCCAGCACACAATTTGACATCAACGTTTCTGCCACCATACCCACAATTAATGCAGTGAGTGGTGCGCTATACAACACATCAAGTGCCACTGTTTCTAGAACACCTCAGTTGGGTAATTCCAACAAAACTGTGCTGCAGGATGTGGCTTTCAGCACTGTTACTGGCACTGTAAATGCTGTGGTCAGCAGAGGATTAAAACAATTCATAGTTTCAGGGGGTGCTTGGACATTCCACAGTGATTTAACATCCACTGTGTAAGATAAATAAACTTGTAAAAGGAAAAAAAGTATGCCATATCAAATAGATAAAACAAACGGAACATTGCTGACCACCATACAAGATGGTACAATTGACCAAACCACTAATCTTAAATTGGTGGGCAGAAACTATGCAGGCTATGGTGAAATTCAAAACGAAAACTTTTTACATTTATTAGAGAACTTTGCCAGCAACAATTCACCCAGCAGACCATTAAGTGGACAGATATGGTTTGACACAGCACAAAACAAATTAAAATTTTATGATGGTGTAAAATTTAGAACCACAGGTGGAGCAGAAGTAGGCACCTCCCAACCAGCAGGTTTAACCACTGGTGATTTTTGGTGGGACACAGCCAATGAACAATTGTATGCTTTCAATGGTGCTTCATTCACATTGGTAGGACCACAGGGAACAGGAGCCACAACCACTCAATTGAAAAGCCGCACAGTCAAAGACACACTAAATGCCAATCAACCCATTATAGAAGGCATCATAGATGATGTCACAGTATTTTTAATCAGCAACAGTCAATTCACTATCAACACAGTGGATCCAACACAATTTATCACAGGATTTGACAGCGTGAAAAAAGGTATCACCATGGTGAACACTTTAAATGCCACAGGTGGTGTCACTTCCACAGATCATAGATTCTGGGGCACTGCAGCCAACGCACTAAAATTAGGTGGAATACCAGCAGCCAACTTTTTACAAGTGGGTGGCAACACCAATTTTGATGATGCTGGATTCACAGTGGGCACAGGCAACGATTTAAGAATTAGTATCATCAACGGCAACGAAGGTCGTATCATAAATGAAGTAGGCTCTGTGATCAAGATGGGTGCCACCAACACTCACTCTGTGAGCGTGACTGCCACAGGCGTGGTTCCCGCTGCCACCAACACATACGCTTTGGGCGCAGTAGGCAACGTATTTGCCAATGTTCACGCCACTAACTTTACAGGACTGGCATCAGAAGCCACAGCAATTAAATTAGGAGCCACAGCATACAACGGTTCTACCACAGCAGGAGTAAACACTACTGCTCTAAGAGACGCATCAGGCAATTTGACAGCCAACATTTTCAATGGTGTTGCCACTCAAGCAAGATATGCAGACTTAGCAGAGAAATATTTGGCAGATGGCAATTGGCCCATTGGCACAGTGATGAGTATAGGCGGCGTAAAAGAAATTCAAAAGGCCACTGTGGGCAGCATAGTGGTGGGAGTGGTCAGCGGAGCTCCTGCAGTATTAATGAATTCAGAATTGATAGGTGGCACAGCAGTGGCACTCAAAGGCAGGGTACCAGTGTTAATCACAGGCACAGTGGTCAAAGGTGACAAAATTGGAGTCAGCAGCACAGCAGGAATTGGTATCAAAGTCACAGAAGGTGATTATTTTGCTGTGGCGTTGGAATCCCACAGTGGGTCTAGTTCAAAATTGGTAGAGTGCTACATCAAATAAATTCAATCTAATATGTCAAAAATATCTCAGGGCCAATATATCCCAACTAAATACTCGTATAGGAAATAATTTATGGCTATTGGTGATCTAATTACAGCAGCAAGATACAACATTATACAATCTAAAGTGTCCAACGTGCTGAGCACTGGATCTGGCAATTCTGGATATGGACAAGCACTGCAAAGCAATCAAGTTGCACAGAATCAGTTGATCGAAGACGATCACATGAACACTTTAAGATTGGATATACGTAAAGCATTTTTGCATCAAAATAATTCTTATCCCACATTAACAATAGTCAGCAGTGCCAACACAGTGGACGATACCAATGCAACTAGTAATTCTTATGTGACTTTTGAAACATTAGCCACTAACATAGAAACTAATAGAAACACCATCAGTGCCAGCAGATTGACTACAGGCAACACTGCTGCCAGTTATATTCGCACAGCCACTTGGAATGGCACACGTGTAGGAAATTTCACAGTGACCTTTGGCAGCAACAATGCTGCTAGACATTTTTTTAACACAGGCGGAGCTGTGCAGATTGACATGAACATATCAGTCAGCACCACACCCAAAGTAAATGATTGGAATTCATTATTTTCTACCAACATGGGCACATTAACATTTGCCAATCTTGCTTCTACTAGATCAGGATCTGGTGGAACACTATCAGGATCAATTGCTTTTCAAACTTTAACCACCAGTTTTCAAACTGTGTTCAATACTTCTGCAGCAGGCACTTACGCAGCCAATAACTTCGATATTCAAGCAAGATTCAGTGTAGCCAACACACAGATCGAATTTCAAATCACTTTGAATGATGCAGCCGTTGGTAATCCTAACATAGACGAAGATGTTAATGGTAATCTTAACATCAATGTGAACAGACGCATAGCCAACGGAGCACTGGCTGATCCAATCACTATTGCTGAACCAACTTTTGGTGCTATGAGTGGCAGCATACTTTAGTACTTTACCAAATCCTTTACAATCAAAAACTTATTAATCTAAATACACAGTCATTGACTTTGCTCAGTAAATGTAATATAATTTGAATATCACAGCTATGAAAAATATAGAATTAGAAAAACATTATCAAAAAAGTATAGAAATGATGAATTTCAACAATCAATTGAAATTACTGAAAGATCAATTACTTGATAGCAACATTATATACAGTGAAGGATCACAGTTCACTGTGGATCACACATTATTGCAAATTTGTAAGAACTACATTGATCTCAACAGGACCACAGACGTGATACTGTTGGATAACTTTAGAAATCCTGTGATGATTGCTGACCTTACACAATTTTATGATGATGCTTGGAATCTATATCAAAAAAATCTTAACCAATTTTACATGGAGTATCGGACCTTAGTCACTAATAAAGGAAAGATATAACAGTATGTCATCTCAAGGAGTTGTGATGTTTGCTCACAACAATGACACTGTGGATTATGTCAAACAAAGTATATTTTCAGCAATCCAAGTTAAAAAATATTTAAAAAAACCCGTAACATTAATTACTTCTAACACTGAACATCTTCACACTCAGTACAAAAAATACAGTCAGGTGTTTGACACAGTGATCACAGTGACAGAACCATTAATTTTTCAAAATAGAGATTTTTACAATGGTGCTGAAACAAAAATTAATGATCTATGGAAGAATCATTTGCGCTCCACCGCATATAAACTGTCTCCTTATGATGAGACCATTGTGATGGACACTGATTATATTGTGGGCAATCAAAACCTACTCAAATGTTTCCAAAGCAAAGAAGATTTTTTGATACACCAACAGTCCATCTATATTAATTATTTTAATAAACCTGAATGGAAAATCAAATACATCAGTGACACAGGCATGGAGATGTATTGGGCCACTGTGTTTTATTTTAAAAAAACAGATAGAGTGCGTGAAATGTTTGAACTGATTGCACACATTAAGGAGCATTGGGCCTATTATAGATTTATCTGGCAGATTCCTGAACAAAATTTTAGAAATGACTTTGCTTTTAGCATGGCAATTCACATGTTGAATGGTAATTCCAAAGGATCATGGCCTCGTAGACTGCCTGATTCATTGTATTATATCACAGATCGTGACAGAGCAGACAGTTTTAATCAAGGTAGATGGCAATTGTCATTGTTCACTGGCTCAGCATACATGAAGACAGCAGCCCAAAACATAAATTTGCATGTGATGAACAAGTTCAGTTTAGATCATATCATTAACCAGGAGATTTTTGTATGACCTCACAGGGCTTTTGTATTTTTGCACAACACAATGACAGCACAGACTATGCCAGACAAGCCTATGCTTTGGCTATGAGCATCAAAATTCAAATGCCCACCAGTAAGGTATGCCTCATAACCAATTCAAACATTACTCCCAGCATGCACAAAGTGTTTGACCATGTGTTGGATATTCCAGGCAATGATGAAGCTGCAGATCAAGATTGGAAAATTCAGAATAGATACAAGATATATCAATGCACACCATTCGAACGTACCATAATCTTAGATGCTGACATGCTGCTGTTGAGTGATATCAGCTATTGGTGGAATTATTTAAAAAATTATCCCATGTATTTTCCCAGCCAAGTAGAAAATTACAGAGGAGAATCATGTGAAAGTGATTTTTATCGCAAAACTTTTACCCACAATGATTTACCCAACCTGTATTGTGGCATGCATTATTATCATCACAACAAAGAAAATTATAAATTTGTTGATCTATTATCTCACATTGTAAAGAATCCTAATTTATTTTATAAAGAATTTACACCCAAGGATCAACAAACTTGGTGCAGCATGGATGTCAGTGTGGCTTTGACCAGTAAAATATTAGGAGTCACAGGAAAAATTACCAGCAAACATCCTTCAATCACTTTCACACACATGAAACCACATTTACAAAATTGGGATTATGTGCCTAACAACTGGTTAGAAAAAGTAAATGTGTACTTTGATGCACAAATGAATATTAAAATTGGCAATTTCAGTCAAACTGGTCTTTTGCACTATGTTGAAGATGAGTTTTTAAGCAACGACTTGTTAAAAACTATTGAAAAAAAATATTATGAAAGAGTCAAATAACATGTATGTGACATTTAATCCTGAATCAGGAAAAATATTAGGATGTTCTGTACAAAAATCTTTAAACGCTATTGCTATAGATGTGGCACTGGGAGAAAAATTTATTATGGGTATTGAATCTATGAGCAATTACATAGTGCAGTACAGCGAAGGAGTCTATAAATTTCGCAAGCATGGAGTGGTAGATAAAGCAAATAGCTTAACTAAAAATAATATTGACCCCATAATTAACAAAGATGTTTATAGAGTGCCTATAAAATCACCAAATCATACAGGTATCCTTATAAGAATATTTGAAAAACAAGGCAAGATTGAATTTTCAGTGGATGAAGATTTCAAAAACACACTTAAAACAATTGTGTCAGAGCAAAATCAAAGAATACATAATTTTTACAGTTGCAAAAAGTATGATGCTACTCAGTTGGACAGAGTATTTGAAATTAATCTTTTTGATTTAATTAATCAAAATAGTATAAACATTGATTATCAACCTATGCATGAAGTGGATATCTATTGTAAAAAAATCTTTGATTATTCATTGGAGAAGGTATATGAATAAGATTGCTATTAAGGACTGTGATATTATATTTTTAAGTTATGACGAGCCCAACTGCGAAAAAAATTATGCAGCACTTAAACAAATAGTGCCTTGGGCCAAGCGAGTGCATGGTGTAGAAGGATCAGACACAGCACACAAAGCCTGTGCTGAACTGTCTCACACAGAATATTTTTTAACAGTGGATGGGGACACTCAAATTAATCCAAAGATATTAGATGTGGTATTGGATTTAGAATCAATGGGCATGGACTCCAGTTGGATATTCAGTTGGAGTGGTCATATTAATGTGAATGGACTCAAATATGGCAATGGCAGTTTGAAACTTTGGACAAGAACATTTGTTAAAGAGATGAAAACCCATGAAAATTACACAGGTAATGACAGTAATGAAGTAGAATTTTGTTATTTCAATAAACTATATCAATTCAATGAAAACTACAGCACCAGTTATATCAATGGTTCTCCCAAACAGGCCTGGAGAGCAGGGTTTAGAGAAGGAGTTAAGATGAGCATCAATAAAAATTTAAGAATCAAAGACCTCAAAGACATATGGTGGCAGAACTATCACAGATTATTGATATGGATGACTGTGGGTCAGGATGTAGAAAACGGCATTTGGGCCATAGCTGGTGCTAGAGAAGGCTGCTATAGGACACTATGTACGCCATGGCACTTTAAAGAAGTGAGAGATTTTAAAATATTAGATCAGATGTGGGGCAGTGTGAGCAATAATGACAAGTGTAATATAGAAGATGCCAAAAAATTATGCTTATTGTATGGAGAAAAAATTAAAAAACAACATCAAATGAACTTTCCCGTTGAACCATTGGATGCTCAAGCAAGTGAATTTTTTAAAAACTTGTATGTGAATACACCTAGAACTATTAGAAAGACCATATAATGTACGATATTTTTTTTATCAGTTACAATGAATCCAGTGCTGAACAAAATTATAGGCAGTTGAAACAAAGATTTGCTATATCACAGAGAGTGCATGGAGTGAGAGGCATACAACAGGCACATATTGCTGCAGCCACGCTGGCTTTGACCAAGATGTTTTGGGTGGTTGATGCAGATGCACTGGTAGAACCAAGTTTTTGTTTTGACTATGCACCAGACCAATACAATCAAGAGGTGGTGCATGTGTGGAGAAGCAAAAATCCTATCAACGAATTAGAATATGGATATGGAGGAGTAAAATTGTTGCCCAAAAGACTCACCATGCAGATGAACGTTAACAGCATAGACATGACCACCAGCATCACAGATAGATTCAAAGCCATACCAGAAATTTCCAACGTCACTGCCTTCAACACAGATCCTTTTGCTTCTTGGAAAAGTGCTTTTAGAGAGTGTGTCAAGCTCAGCAGCAAAGTGATTGATCGTCAGGTGGACAAAGAAACTGAAAAAAGACTCAATGTATGGTGCACTGTTGGAGCAGATCAACCTTATGGGGAGTATGCCATAGCAGGAGCATTGGCAGGCAGAGTGTATGGAACGCAACATCAATTGGATCCGCAAGCACTGAGAATGATCAACAACTTTGAATGGTTAAAATTGACTTTTGTGGGACAATTTCCTCACATGGAGAAAGAAATTTTATGATAGACACCAACATTCCATTTGATCGCATCACAAACTTTGGACAACGCACCATGTTGCACAGCAAATTATTTTCTGTGAGCTGGATACTAGCAAGATTTTGCAACTATGATTGCTCATACTGTTGGCCTTATGCCAAGAGCAAGCAAAAAGACCACAGACCACTGGCTGTCTACACAGCAGTGGTGGATGAAATCAAACGACAGGCTAGACAGAATGGATTCACAGACTATCATTTCAGTTTTTCAGGCGGAGAACCCACTGCCTACAAAGATTTTTTACAGTTGATCAAACACTACAGTGCTGATACTGCTCCAGAATATCAGAGTATTCACATGACCACCAACCTTAGTCCTTCGGAAAAATGGTGGCATCGATGGTTGGAAGCTACAAAGTCATTGAACCGTCGCAGCATCACTGCCAGTTTTCATGCAGAATTTTCAGACGAACAAAAATTTGGAGATAAAATATTGCTGTTGATGAAGAACAATGTGTTTGTCACAATCAATCAAGTGATGGTGCCCAATAGATTTGAAGAATACTATGACAGATGTGCTAGATTCCATTCCAGAGGCATCAACGTCACGCTGAAACCACAGAGTGATCCCACTGCCAGTCATGTGGTAGAGGGTTACAGTGCTGCACAATTGAACACATTGCAGACAGGATTTCCACAACGCATACAGGAAGGTGAAAAATACAAGGATCTATTTCAAATCGAAATGCAAGACGCACAAGGCAATAAGTACTATCTAGATCAGGCAGAGCGATTTAATGCTTTTGGTTTCAACAAGTTTCAAGGCTGGTACTGTAATGCTGGATATCAAAGTTGTATCATTAGAGAGCCAGGCGGAGAAATCAAACGCAGTTACAGTTGCCATGATGAGCCACTGGGCAGTATAGAACAAGGGTTTAAACTGTTTGATAAACCAAAAATTTGTGTGACTCCCACTTGTGTGAGTTCTGCAGATAGCAAAATACCTAAGGCTCGACATGTATAGATATGAAGACATAAGAGATATTCACTTGGAAATAACCAGCAAGTGTCAGGCCAAATGTCCTATGTGTCCTAGAAGAATCAATGGAGGTCCTTTGAATCCGTTTATCAAGTTGGAAGAGATCACTGTGGCACAATTTAAACAATGGTTCACAGAAAAATTTGTAAAACAATTACACAGTTTGTTCATGTGTGGTAATTTGGGAGATCCTATAGTGTCCAAAGACACTTTGGAAATTTACCAGTATCTTAGAGACACTAATCCTTACATTAGATTGGCCATGCACACCAACGGCAGTGCTAGAGACACTGACTGGTGGAAGAGACTGGCACAATTAAAGGTAAAAGTTACATTTGGATTGGATGGTTTGAAAGATACCAATCACTTGTACAGGATCAGCACAGATTTTGACAAGATCATGCAGAATGCTGAGGCATTTATCGCAGCAGGGGGAGTGGCCAAATGGCACATGTTGGTGTTTGCTCACAACGAACATCAAATTGAACAAGCAAGAGCTATGAGCAAACAAATGGGCTTTGCAGATTTCAGTATCAAGCACACTAGTAGATTCAAAACAGATTTTCATCAAGTGTTGGATGAACAAGGTAGACCCACACATAAGATTGCTCCCACTCAAACCAGTTTTGATATGATTCCATTGATTGAACAATCACAAAAAGAAGTAAGACCACACATAGTGTGTAAAGCACAAAAGCACAAACAGATATATGTGAGTGCTTGTGGTAATGTGTCGCCTTGCTGTTGGTTGGATATGGAATGGATTCCCCCTATGCAAGAATCAAGAATAGATTACATGGAAAAAATTTCGCAATTTCCTAACTTACATCGTCAAACGCTGGAGGAAATATTTGATAGTGGCTATTTTAGTAAGATCGAATCCCAATGGGGCACAGTGGGATTGAAAGAATGCACCAAACAATGTGGTTCATTTGATAAACTGGGAGCGCAATTTGTTGAAAATTAATATACAAGACGTTTTATTTTGGATGGATGCTATCAGACAGTCTGATGATAGATATCGCACACTGGAAAGTTTCTGGAAAGGTCAAATCAACAGCAAAGTATGGTTGATTGAACAATTAAAAAAATTACCCAGAGCACACAGCATGGACATTTTAATCTGTGGCGGATGGTATGGTGTGATGGCCACACTGTTGTTCAACAGTGATCTGTATGTGAACAAGATTACCAGCATAGACATAGACCATAAATGTAAAAGCATTGCTCATACCATGAACAAACAGTATGAAATTTCAGGCAAGTTCAATGCCATTACTGCCAATATGCTTTCATACAAAGATTATGATCGTTATGACATGATTATCAACACAGTGTGCGAACATCTCACCCAAGAACAATACAATGAATGGCTCAAATTGATACCTAATGATAAAATTATAGTGTTGCAAAGCAATGACTATGTGATTCCTGAACATGTGAATCCTATGAAAGATTTAAATCAGTTTGTTGCACAAAGTAAATTGTATCCTATAGTAGAACCCAGTGAATTACAAACAGAGAAATACAAAAGATTTATGATTGTAGGAAAGAAAAATGAAAAATAACAGTTGTACATTTTGCATGCATCCATTTACAGGTCTTGCTACTAGAGAAGATGGTGCTATTAAAGTGTGTTGCAGAAGTTTGCCTATTGGCAACATACAGCATGAAACCATGGAACAAGCATGGAACAATGAAAAAATGAAACAGGTTCGACGTCAAGTGCTAAACAATGAAAAACCAGATGTGTGTGCGCCCTGCTTTGATTTAGAAGATCAAGGAGTGCAAAGTTTAAGACTGAGACACATCAGTGATGCTACACCAGAATCAAGAATTAATCTATATCCCACTGCATTGGACAATTTACAGCAAGATTACTCCATGCCTTTTGAATTGCCCACTATGGAAATTAAAATTAACAATCTTTGCAATTTAAAATGTCGTATGTGTAATCCACTGGACAGCACACAATGGAAAGATTGGAACAGCATAGTGGATCACTACAAAAAAGAAGGCAATTATTTGGTTAAGGCCGTAGAGGATCTAGGTTTGACACAAGCGCCGCATGTGGATCTGTTTGAAGACAAGCCACATTTTTGGGACAATTTAAAAAAACTTATTCCTCATTTTAAACGTGTTGAGTTTGCTGGTGGTGAACCTTTGATGGATCCCACACATTACAAAATATTAGATTTATTGAGCACCAATGGATCCAACATTGAACTTAAATATGCCACCAACGGCACAATATTGGGCATCAAAGGTGGCAGAACCATACAAGAGTATTGGCCCAAGTTTAAAAGTGTAGCAGTGAATGTGAGTATTGATGGAATCTTTGACACTTACGAATATATAAGAGGCAATGGCAAATTTATGGATGTGGTCAACAACATCAAAATTATAAAACAAATACCCACAGTGAGCAGAATAGTGGGAGCATTCACAGTGCAAGCCAATAATATCTTGCAAATAGACCGTGTGATTGATTATTTTTTAAATGATTTGGGCATTGTGTTTTACAGTCATAGAGTCACTTATCCCAGAGCATTGAATGCACAAGTGTTACCTACAAAATTAAAAAATCAAGTGATAGACAAACTGGAAGCAATGAAACCTCTAATAAAAGACTATGCTTTAATTAAACAACATCCAATATTGGAAAAAATTACTTTACAACAAATACAGGACAACATTAATTTTTTAAAAGCCAGAGATCTTAATCAATACTGGGCGGATTGTGTGGACTTTAATCGCAAATTAGACATCACAAGAAATCAAGGTCCATTTGAAAAAATAAATCCGGAGTTTGCTGATTATGTTTAAAATTCAACACTTACACACACACATTAGAAACAGCGTCAAAGTGGAATGGAATCTTGGTAAACGATGCAATTTGGATTGTAGTTATTGTCCAGCGGAAATACATGACAATCACAGTGAACACACAGACATAAAGATATTAAAACGCACTGTGGATATTTTAGGAGCCATACCCAATGTGCGAATCAGTTTCACAGGCGGCGAACCTTGTGTACATCCAGACATAGAACAGTTATTACAACATGCCAAAAAACAAATTGGTTGGATTAACATCACCACTAATGGCACTAGAACTGTGGAATTCTATCAAAATATTTTGGAAAATCAAATCAATCACATTGTGTTCAGTGTGCATTTTGAATCTGATTGGCTGAAGGTCATAAACACAATTATCAAGGTTTATAAACAGTCCACCAACAAAAATGTTCTAGTGCATATGATGATGCTGCCAGGGCATTTAAAAGACGTTAAAGACGCTTGCAAGGCTCTTTTAGAACACAACATACCCTATGCATTAAGACCTATACGTTGGACCAAAACACATGACGATTTTGAAGACATGATTCATTACAGTGAAGAAGAAAAAGAATTTTTGGCAGTCAGCAATCATACTCCACCAAAAAACACTATCATAGATGACACTGTGGAATGCAACGTGAATGATCTGTTGATCAACAAGACCAATCAATTCCAAGGATGGAGTTGCATGGCTGGAATGGAAAGTCTCATGATCAATTGGGATGGTGAAGTACACAGAGCCACATGTAGAGTGGGTGGCAGTTTGGGTAACATCTATCAAGGCACTTTTGTGCGTCCTCTTAATCCCATTGATTGCACTCGTACCTGGTGTACGTGTGCTGCTGATATCAATATTACAAAAATTAAAGTTTAAATTTATCCAATAAACTTTCAGGTTGGCACATGCAGGTGTTTTTTTTATCGCAAATTTTAGGTTTTATATCAGGATTAAATTTGTAGACAAAATCTTTGTCATAGATATTGTATTCTTCAAATAACTTTGTTCTACATGCTGCTGTGATGATACCTGCAGGGTCTATCATCATACTGTCCACACCAATATTGCACATCCAGCCATAAAAATCATTTTGTTTATTCAAAACAATCCAGTTTCTATTCACAGTTTTCACGGAACCATCTTGCAATTTTACTTTGGGTGATCCTTTCATGTGTTTAGACTGACGCAACAAAGTCCACACATTAGGCATGCGTTTGATTGGTTTGGACACAAACAATTTTTGTTCATCTGTAAATGCAATAGTTTTATGCATGACTTCCATAGCCACTATGAACCATTTGTGCCTACTGGTTTTCAATTGTTCTATCAAATCCAAACATTTTTGCCATGCAGTAGGATCCATTAACATCATAACTGTGGGACTTCTTCCTTTTTTATGACACATGTCGGCCACTTTAATAAAATCTTCCACTTGCACTTGTTGATGATGACAACTTAATAAAATTTTATCAAACACATGAGCGTATTGCTCCCACCATCTTAACGTTCTACTGCCATTACTACTGATAGAGATATGAGCCGGAATTTGTTTGCGTATTTCTTCTACAAACTCTCCCAACTGTGGCCACAAAGTGGGTTCACCTCCCACTATATGTAATTCTAATTTGCGTTTGCCAATGGCTTTGTATCTATCAAATAGATGCACAAAGTTTGCTACCAATTGATCCAAGTCATTGGTCCATCGATGTGTGCCTTCATGCGAACCTTCAAAGCAATACCAACAACTGTAATTGCAAGTGTTGCCTATCATAAACTCCAGCCGCAACACGTCTTTGGGTTGGGGATTATACACCTGTGTTATCATAGTAAATGTCCTAATTCTGGAAAAATTTTAGCAGCGCTCAATCCTCTGATAGCATCCAATTTGTTCACATATTCTTTAAATCCGGGCAACAGTCTTGAGTGATCTTTGGCCTCCATGTGCAACAACACTGCTTCCCAACGCTGCCAACCATAAGGATTAATCTTCCAAAAATCATCGTCTTGTCTGTAATTGTGCCATAACCAGTCTTTAAAATCCATAAACATTTCTCTGATTTGTTGTTTGTCTTCTTTGGGTAATATTTGTATGCTTAAAAAAGTAGGTATGTAAAGTAGATGCATGTTGACCAATCCACCACCCATTTGCACCCCACCAGGTACAGTGCCTGCGTTTAATTTTTTAAATCCGCTTTGTATCTTCCATTTCATAAAATCCGGCAAGTGTTTAATGTTAAAAATTTGTATGGCAGTGGCCAAACTGGTTTGAATATTGTCAGGACTATTATCCAACATACGAAGATTTTTTTCAACAGTGCTCCATTGTGTGGGGAATCGAATATATTCATCTCGTTGATGTGTGGCATCCATGCTGACAGCAAATTTTACTTTCTTAAATTTACTCCATAGTTCAATTAGATCTTCATCTATTAATATGCCATTGGAATTATAACGCAGCAATATACGATCTTGATAACCTTGACGTATTATTTCCTCTATAAATGTTTTATGTTCTTTGATCATAAGAGGTTCGCCACCTGCAAAATAAACCTGTTTGAGATTGGGTATCTGCTTGTACATTTCTTGCCAAAAGCTATCTTTCTCATGCCAGAAGTTATTGAATTCTTTGCGATCCCACTGTATTTGATCTTTAACTTCTTTGTTTTGCAATTGTGGCATCAACTGTTGCCAATCATTCACCCACTTGCTGCTGTCATGTGGAGAACACATCACACATTTAATATTACAAGTGTGACCCAAACGCAAATCTAGATACAACAATTTTTCAGGCACTGTGCCATCTTCTTGGGTTTGACGTATCAATTCAGGCACATCCACCCCATCACGATGCCAGGTGCCAGTCTCCCAAATTCTTTTGCTGACCACTCCCACACGTTCTTCATCAAAACACTTGGTACAACTGGAAGGTATCTCGCCTTTCAGCATGGTGGTACGCACACTTTTCATATAATCATTATTCCAAGCACTCATAGGAGTGTCTACTCCAAAGTTGGCAGGTGTGCCATCTTCTTTTTTAATAATGCCCACTGTGTGATTGGAGCCAGCACCACTGGCATTGGCCGAACAACACAATCTCATGTCACCGTTGGGTCTGGTGGCAAAATGTATCCAAGGCAATATACAATAAGTGGGAGTTCCTGTGACTGATTCTATTTCTCTCTGCCATTTGCCCAGTTGTGAATCTTCTGGATTCATCCAATATTCATTATGATCTGTCATTGTATCTTTCAAAAATTTTATAAATTGTGTTTGCAGTGTGATTATTGCTTTGTATGCCTGGATGCAAATCATCTGCAGCTTTGTCCAACACACTAATACCATTGTTATAATAGTTGTTTACCTTAATAAAATTTAATTTATTTTTGTCAAACTCCTCAGGCGTGGCTGGATAATGAATGTATTGAATATTTTTATTGCGTAGATATAAATCTGCATGATGTATGTTCAACCAACTTTTCATAGCATAATCTTTTTCGTTTAAATATTCTGCCCATTTGCGTTCTTGATGTGTTTTACCCCATGGTCCTAATCTATCTCTAAAAAAAGCAAATTTGTGTGGATAATTAAACAGCATATCTCTAGCATAATGAGTCCACATAATTACGACTTTATCATCTTTTTGCAACTTAAATTTTAACAAAGTGTATAATATCTCAGTGTTACTTGAACCAGGAAAACTTTCGTTGATTAATACACAATTTAATTTTGTAGATAGCAATTTAGGCCATCCCAATTCACTTGGTTTTAGATTGTGTATAGTGTCAAATAACCAATTTTCACAATCAGGCAATCCAGTGCCATATGCATATGAACAACCAAATACGATTAATCTTGACATTGAGTCACTCCCCATTGGCGCTCTTGACACCAAAAACATTTTTCACACACAGGCACGGGCTGGCCCGGCACATAAGTCCTGTAATCTAAGTCTCCAAAGATTTGAGGTGATGTGTCACGGTCACCTTCACAACTGCGAGTAAGATTGAATAGGTCCATTATGCCTAATTTTTTATATTGAGCAACTATCCAATCTTTCTTCACATACGTGAAAGGGTGACAAGCATAGCCGCCCATGTGTGCTTTGATTAACTTGTCCAACAGAGCATCAGAAACTGTGTCAATAAACACATCTCTATCTGTGAGACGTTGATCAAATTCTTTATCAGGATTTTGGTTCACCCCGCAATACCAAGCATCTAGTTTTTCTGTGTGGGCAACATATTCAGCGTGAGCACGCAGTTCTATTTGATTGCCGCTTTTTAATCTACCATATTCATCCACAATACTAGGTCCTTTGGATCCCCACTCCAAATCTGGAGCAATAAAATTTTCATGTCTTTTGAATTGTATTTCTTTAAATTTATTAGTGATATAATTAAAAACTTCCAAACTGTTTTGACGTTGCCAAGGTCTAGTTTTCCAACATCTTACATTGGTAATGATATGCACGTTGATGTGCAATTTATTTTTTACAATCAAATCACACAACAGGTATGTCATTAAAGCACTGTCAGCTCCACCGCTCACACTGATACCAATATTTTTCCATTTGGTAGACAATGGTACATACACTTCATCAATCAGATTAGTGATATTTTTGAAGACACTGGTTTCGTAAAGCGTTTTTATTTGCTCGTAATTAGACATAGTATGGACTGAATATTTACCTATATCAAATGGCCACGTAATATTTTACGATAAGTATAAACATGCTTGACCAAATAAATGTTAATTGCTCTGCCAAAGAAATTTTCAGCAGTTTACCAATTTTGAATTTACCAAAAACTCAATTGAATGTGCCCACTGGAGATTTTTTCTATGATGCTTGGCAATTGAAAGACGAATTTAAAAAGTCTGCTATTTTGGATCTTTTTGCTCAACTGGGATCTGTGGGTGAAGCAAGAATAATTGTGCTGGAGCCAGGTGAGAGCTATTGCGCTCATGCTGACATAGATGATAGATATCATCTCACACTACAGGCTGAACACAGTTATTTGTATGATTTAAAAAATTTAAAAATGCATGTAACTGCAGTAGACGATAAAGTGTATCTCATGGATGCTGGTCGTATACATTCTGCTGCTAATCTAGGTTACAAATCACGCATTCAGTTGGTTATACGCAAACTATTAAACCAAACAACACTGCAAGACCCTTGTAGAGTCAAAGTGATTGTGAGCCAACCTCCTTACAATTTAAGATATCTGTTTGATAACAGTTTTAGCATGGTGTTAAACAGATTAAACAAGCAAGGCTGCATGAATAAATTTAAAAAAGTAAGTGAAACAGAAATAACTTTTGAAATTGAACACACTCACTTGCCACAAATTATGAAATTAAAAAACAGTTGCGGATTCAATGTGGAGATTCAACATGAATAACAAGTGGCGTCAATGGTACAAAAATGATTTAGATAGCTGGTCAGTAGCCAACCATGTGTATGAACCACTTGTGAGTATACCAGAACCTAATGTATTTAGAATGAATTTTAACAACAACAAATATTTTGTAAATCCTAACATGACTGAAAATTTAAGAACTGAATGGTTTCAAAGAGAAATAAAATACATAGAAATATTAAAAAATAAACCATATGCTCCTGAAGTGACCCATATAGATATAGAAAAAAGAATAATTGAATTCAAATGGTATGAACGCAGTGTAAATATTTTGTTGCGCTATGGTCAACTTGAAAAGATAGAAAATTGGAAACAACAGATCAAAGATATTCTAGCAGATTTGTTGGCACAGGACATACGTAAATCCAATTTATACCCTCATACTTTTTACATGGATGACAAAAATCAAATACATATCATGGATCTATATGGCTGCAGCAGCTCCGAAGATAGGTATGCTCCTAAAGCATTGTTAAGTTCTATAGTGCATGATCCCAGCCACCCAAGATTCGCACAAAGCGTGATGGGTGATGTGTATGACACTTTTAAATTGTATGATTTGACTGTCAAAATGAACTATGGCAGATGGCCAGGAGATTTTTTAAATGCTTGAATACATCGGCAACAGCAAGAACGTAATAGATTGGCACACAGTAATAAAAAGCATTGAAGATCAACAGAGTGCTTACATAGGGCCAAGACATGATGTAGGCCATCAAGTGCCAGGCGTGGAAGAAGTGGCCAAACCATTGCGTGAAGCTGGCTATAAAATGAAACATGAAGGCGGCAATGCTAGTTGGGACATGTATCTCCCAGGCACAAATTTTGATAAAAAAATAGTGGACAAATTTTGTGAATGGGTGGGAATGAAAAATTATATCAATGCATGGATTAGTAGAGTTAAGCCTGGTGACGTGGCGCCTTGGCATTGGGATATCACCGATGATGAAGAAACTTTGTCACACAATAAAGAAATTGTGAGATATCACTGTCACATCAGCGCACCTGCTCCAGGACATGTATTAATTGTGGAAGATCATTGTCTATACAATCAAGAGATGGGTGCCACTTGGAAGTGGCCTAGACGCACTGCTTGGCATGCAGGATCCAATGCAGGATTGATTCCCAAATATATATTCAACATTTGGGGATAATTAATGAATAAAAAAATGATCTTTCAATTTGATTATTGGCCCATAATGAGAACTGATAATGGAGATAATCAAGCAGTTAAGTCTGGAGAGTTGAAAGATACTCTCATGGTCATATACAATGAACAATTGTTGTGGCCTGAGATAGAATTAAGCAAGGAAGGCATGGAGCTGGGTGCTATTATTCGTAATGCAGACATAGACATATTTTTTAACAAAAAAAATCAATTTAAATTTTTAAACAGACAAACATGGATACCCAGTGGAGAAAACATAGATGTGTTTGCGATAATTGATCTAACATGTATGAAAACAGATATTTGGAAAATTGATTTTGAGTACAATTTTATGAATGTGTTGAAAACAGAATTGAATGATTTCAATAATAAATTTCTGATAGGTTGTGAAAAATTTCACTTCAAAATCAATGGCGAAGCTCTATTAGTGAATCAAACTGTGGTTGCAGAAAAAATTTACAAAGCATCGCATGAATTCGCCTGGCAAGCCAACACTCCAATATTGTTAGAAATTGAAGAGTTTGGTCATGGAGTGTCATCCGAATTACACAGATTCATACAAGGAGTGAGATTTACCATAAAATGAAAATAACTATCACAGGACATACTTCCAACATAGGTCAAGTATTGTTTGAACACTTGAATAAAGATCATACATGTGTAGGATTTTCTAAAAGTAATGGATTTGATTTATACAATACCTCTCACATGCAACAAATGATTGAAGCAGCATTGCACAGCAATTGTTTATTAAATTTAGCACACATAGGAGATTTACAAAGCGAAATTTTAAAACATATCACTGATAAATGGAACTCATCATATTCATTAAAAAATGTAATTACTTTTGGCACGCTGGCTACGAAAATTAGCCCGGAGTTGTTGCACACTATTGGAATAGATCCTTTGTATCTTAAACAAAAACAACATCTTGATGCTGTGCATGATCAGTGCAGTATGCAGCAACCGTTTGGTCAGCAGACAAAATTTACCCTGCTTCGAATAGCCAATTATGGACAAAAAACTGGAACTAGAGCCAACGAGCCCAGTTGCAGTGCAGATGACATCATCAAAACAGTTGATTATATATTAAACAGTGATCTGTATATCAGTGCTATTGATCTAAGAAGAATCTAAATTATCTTTCTTTTGGTGCCTTTACGTTTGACATCTAACGTGCAGCAATGAGTGCCACCTTCCCAATAAACCTCGTGGCGTTGTGACACCACATGACAATTAATATTGAAAGTTTTTAAATATTGAAACAGTTCAGGTAGATGCTTGCCAAACAGTATATTTTTTGAATCTAGAATTAACACATTAAGATCAAAACATATCTCTTGAGTGTAACCTCTCCAATTGGCAAGGTATTTTTCTAACCAAGCGTTAGAATATTTGCCAGCAGTAGCAGTGTAGTCTTTAATGTAGTTGTCTACTACGACTTTGCCCACGTAATTCTTAACATCTATTAATTTTTTATTTCTTAAAGCCAAAGGTACCCATTCTATACCAGCGTGAATCACTGTGTCATCATCTATTAATAAAAATCCATGATCAATATGACCGTAGTTTTTAAACACTGTGTCACCTGTGTTTTCAACGTATTTGTATTCTGTAAGATTACGTTTGAGCCATTCTAAACCTAATTGTGTGCCAGGTCCTTTACCATTGTATATGAGAGTATCACCTGCTTTGAACACTGAAGCTGTGTGCCACAACAATTGATCTGCCAGTCTTTCTTTATAGATACTGTCTGATATGTACCAATTGTCATCTATTTCTGCATCAACCAGCATAGGCAAAGGTTGTGAGATCCAATTGTATCCTTGTTGAAACAACTGGTTAAAAATTTTTGTGTAACTCAATGAGTCAAAATATCTATCAGTGTAACTAGTATATGTTTGAATGATCTGTTTGCCCACAATTAGATATTGATCTCTAGGCACAATAGGACATATTGGCAGTTGCACTTGGAAATTAGGCATTGAAATAGGATGGTCGTATTTTATAACTTGAGGTCTATGCACTTGAATTTGAGATGCACGTAAAAAATTAGATAAATCTTCTAGATCTTGTTTGGTTTCTTCCAATATTCTATTAAAACTTGCCACACTTTCTGCAGGCAAGAATTGATCCATGTCTCCAGGAGCATAACAATCTCCCACTATAACTTCTTGTAAAGGATCGAATTCAGTGTATATCATATTAAATATTTGTGATTAATAAACATCTGCAAAGAATATCTAGTGACTTCATTGTTGGTGATGGGTGTAACAGCATGTAACAAGTCATTGGTGTTAATAATTATTCTGTTGCCTATGGGTTCAATGAAAATTCCTTGTGTGTCTTCTTTAGTTTCTTTATAAACAAACATTCCACCATAATTTACGTGCCATGTATCATTTAAAAATATTGTGATGCCTACATAATCCAGTGCGGTATTATTATTCTCATACAATCCATCTAGATGCCATTGCGCTCCATAAGGCGCTTTGTTTTCGTGATAGCGCAACATGCCATCCCAATTGTCTATCACAGATGCAACAGCATATTTTTTATCTATTAATTGTTGTAGAATAATATTAACGCTTGGCCCTTTCAATAGATAATACTTGCTGTTGATCAGTCCATAGTGTTCTTTTTCGGACAACGCAGCGTCACTGCTTGGTGCATCTGCACTTTGCTCTACGTAATTTAAAATACAGCTTTCATCTGCTATCTCAATTTTGATAGCATTTTTCAGTTGTTTTAGAATGTGTGGGTCAAAAAAACTATCAACTATTTTCATATTATTTCAAATTTTGTTTCAGTACTGAAAAATATTCTTCAGTTGCATTCAATGGAATCACATATAAACTTTGTGTGTTGCCGCGTTTGATTACATAATGGCAACCAAAACTATTGATTATTTCATAACCAGTGGCAAGAAAGCAATTGCATGCATTGTGTTGTATGGTGTGAAACTTGTCTAATATTTTTTCTTGTTCTAATATTTGCAGATACTTTAATGCACTGTTTATGCCTGCCAGTGAAAAATTATATGTGTAACCATGATCCCAATCAAAATTTGCTGGCAATGTATTATGTATTTTTTCATTGTACAATGTCATACTCAAAGGAAAATATCCTGCTGTGATAGCTTTACCCATGGTGCAAATATCAGGTTGTATGGGCAAATTGCGCCAACCAAAGTAATCACCAGTCTTGCCTCCGCCCATAAAAATGTCGTCCACTATCAACAATACATCAAATTCTTCTTGTACAAATTTTAATTTTTTCCAAAACCAATCACTGTTGGGAGTCATATCTCCTCCATAAGAACAAGGTTCCACAATGATGCTCATTACCTTGCTCCAATCCACTTGGTCTATGTCAAAATCTCTAGCAAGTCTAAGTGCGCCTTGATATCCTTCCATGGTGTACATGGGATTATCCATCAGTAGATCTCCAAGATTGCTGTTGAGAAAAGTGCTGCCATGATAACTGCCTACAAAACTTACCACTTGTGTTTTGTGATAATTTTTCTTCACGTGATGATAGGCAGAAGATAATTTAATTGCTCCCTCATTGGCGTCACTGCCTGACAGTGCAAAGAAACTTCTATATCCGCCACTCATTTCAAACAACTTATTGCTGAGTTGATAACTTGCAGGGTTTAATTTTAAATCTTCAGCATGTACAATAGATTCTGCTATCTCTGGTTTGATACTTTGCATGGCATCACACACATGTTGAATGATGTCTGTTCTATTGAATCCCAAAGTAAAACAACCATAATGCAACAAAGGATCCACCATTTTGATTTCGTTTTTAATGGTACCAAATTGCCAATGCTTATCAGATGGGTGTGTGGGCTGCTGTTTGCCTGGAATCAATCCTTTCAGTGTCATAGCAGTAATTATAGTATTTCCAATTGCAAATGATCGTATGTGGTGATGGGTGAATTTTTAAACACTTTTTTGGTTTCCACACTGAAGCAACAGTATCCGTTGACGTCCACTAGATCTTTGAAATTAATTGCTGGGTTTACTGCTTGATGATATTCTTTGCCAATTTTATAAACAAACTGATTGCAACGCACAGTGATACAATAGTCGTCTGACACATGTTCGCTGCCTTCCACATGGTTCAATCTCAGCAACTGAATATGACTTTCATACAAATAATTAACAGGCTTAATAGTCCATTTTATTTTGGCATATTCTTCCACAGAATGAAAACGTATAAAATAATTGAATTCAAACATCTGTGTGTGATTTGCATCCAACACAATTGATTTTTCCAACATGATAGGTAGATTTTCCTCAGCATCATTGATGTTGGCAAATATTTTTTGTGTGTTATGATACACCTCTAATTTATTGATGTAGTTGTCATTTTGTGCGGACATGTATTTTCTATCACTGTGTTTGGGACACGTGAGTCTAATAATTCTATTCATCAATAAAACTTTCAAATATTTCAAGTGCTTCTTCAAATTCCACATGACGACCGTTGGGGTGCAGCAAAGTAAAACACAATGTCCAACGATCTTCAGTCATATCAGGATTGTATGTGCTGTGCAGTTGACCTATGTTCATTAGACTGGGTCGATTAATCACTTGTTCATGCACCATAACACAATCTTCTTCACGTGCTGTAAATGCATCTGTGACCACAATGTCAGGCTTTATTCCTGTCTCATACAAGTGACTATTGTCAGGTTTAACTGGTTTTAAAAATTCTAAATTTTTTACACGCCACCACCTAGTCACACTGTTGTTAGGTCCCCAAGTAAAATTTATTTTTGTTGCATTGCGCAGTGTAGGAGTGTCATTGTGCATGGGTATCTTTCCACCATTCACTGGAGTATAAAATCCTTCAATCACGTTGGACACATGTAGATTGAACGATTCAATCCATTTAATTATTGTATCATCAATTTCCTCTCGCAATACTACAATTATATTAGGATGAACGTAACTGCAATTAAACCTATTAGGTTTTTTATATTCAAAAGGAAGTTTTAAGTATCTATGATAGATGTGTTTATTCATATGCTACATCCTTAAATATTTTTAACGCTTCCTCAAATTGCAAATGCGTATTGTCAGATTTGAGTATAATGTAGCTTAGAGTCCAGCGACCCATTTTTGTATCAGGATTATGGGTGTTGTGTAATTGTCCCACATTCATTAGACTGGGTGTATGAATCACTTGTTCATACATTAGGTCACACTCTTCTTCACGTGCTCTAAGATACTGTTTAATATTTACATCGGGCTTAATTTTTTGCTCTGTGATGTGAGTGTTTTCTGGCAACTCTATCTCAAATGATGATCCATTTTTTAGTTGCCACCATCTAGTGGTGCTAGTGAGTGGACCCCAAGTAAAATTAATGTTAACAATATTACTCAGCACAGCACTGTCATTATGAATGGGTAATCCACCGCCATTGGGCCTTACATAAAAACCTTCAGATACATTTGAAGGTTTAAGTTGATATTTTTTTAACCATTCAACAAAACGCAGATCCCACCATTCTTTTTGTACAAATTGCACGTGATAATCCACATCATTGTGTTCAGTATTGTAACACTTGGGCATGCTGTGCTCAAAAGGCAAAGTAAGGTATCTGTGATACATGTTTTTATTCATATGCAACGTCCTTAAATATTTCTAGTGCTTCATCAAACTGAATGTGCCGACCATCTTTTTGGCTCAGTATGTGATAGCTCAAAGTCCAACGACATTCGCTAAAATGTGGATTATAGGTTGAGTGTAGTTGTCCTACATTCATTAGACTGGGTTTATTAATGACCTGTTCGTACACTAGATCACACTCTTTTTCATCAGCGTGTAAAAATTTGTATTGAGGTATATCTGCTGGTATACCTTTGAGATATTCTTTATGATATTCCGTATTATCTTTTTCTAGTTGTATTAAAGATTCATCTTTAATCTTCCACCATCTAGTGGTGCTGGTGAGTGGACCCCAAGTAAAATTAATATTTACGGAATTGCTTATATCTGGTGTATCATTGTGAATTGGTAATCCTCCTCCAGAAGGACTATTATAAAATGCTTCACAAATATTAGATGGTTTTAAATTGTAATTGTTTAACCATTCAACAAAGCGAATATCCCAATGCTCCTGTGTAATAACTTCTTCATGCCAATTAGTCCCACGCATTTTTGAAGGTTGTTCACTAAAACAAACAGGTTTAATGTGTTCAAATGGAATCTTTAGATATCTGTGATACATGTTTTTATTCATGTGCTATGTCCTTAAATATTTCTACTGCTTCATCAAACTGTAGGTGTGTGTAGTCTGATTTTAACAAGAAAAAACACAGTGTCCAACGCCCCTCTGTAGCGTGTGGATTGTAAGTGGAGTGTAGTTGTCCCACATTAATTAAACTGGGGCGATCAATAACTCTTTCACACACAAGATCGCAAAGGTTCTCATCTTCACAATAAAGTTCACTGTGGTTTTTTTGTGCATCGAAACTGCCAACAATATCAGGATCAACTGATTGTAAAATATGGGTACTATCTGTCACATCTATTTTGAGTGACATCTTATCTTTAACCTTCCACCACCTAGTAACACTGTTGTTAGGTCCCCAAGTAAAATTTATTTTAGTGGCATTTGTTATTGTATTTGTATCATTATGAATATGTAATTTTTTATGATTAGGTGGTGTGTAGATACCCTCAGTCACGTTGGATACAATCGCTCCAAAAGATTCTATGCATTTTACCACGCTATAATCGATATATTCTTTATTCACAAATATCACTGTGGGCTCAGTGGGCTGTGTATCGAAACACATGGGCTTTTTATGGCTGACTGGTAATTTAATATAGCGATGATACATGAAGATTTTAGTAATTGTGTAGATGTTCTATGCCTAATTTTTTTCTAAATGCATCGGTGAATACACAGTCAATTCTCAATCCATACTCTTGTTCACGATTGATTTCTCCACCATGCCAGTCTTGATCGTTCCAGAAAGCTGCATTGGCATTGATGTAGGTTTTGTTTTTTGTTTCAGGATCCCAAATGTAAAATCCTCTCTTGGTATTGTGACGTATGTGTATGAATTCATTGCGATGAGCACTGTAGCCCTGTTGATCACCCAGTTTGCCATCCAGATCTCTGTGTTCAAAAGGTTGTCCATCATGTTCACAGTGAAAGAATATCACTCTGCCTATCTGACTGATTATGTTCTGTGTGACTAAATTTTTTACCCATGTGACTAATCCAGGAAAATGTTTGCTTTCTTCTGTTAAATGTCTTTCTGTGTTCCTATGATCCCAGTCACCTTCATTCCATAGGAAATAATAGATATAAGGATCTTTTGCACCCAGTACTGCTTTGAGATAGCGTGTGAATTGATTGCGTGTGCGGTAGTCTTTGATATTGTTCATCAAATCATCGCCGTGCTGTCTTATGGGATGGTTTTCTGGCAACGCCTTGTATTCTGTGAGTGCTTGATAAATTGGTTTCCAATTGAGAGTATAACTCATGTCTTTGATGTTGAATCCTGGTGACATCCATGTGCCTTCTTTGGCATAATCTCTAGCCAAGGCAAAACCTCTGCAGATTTCAGGATGCAAATTTTTGAAACCTTCTATGTCCAAATGTGGAGTTAAGTCAATATATGGTCGGCCACCAATTCCTCTAATCATCCAAATATTTAGTGTTAAATATTGTGGACAAAATAATTTATGAATTACAAATTGGTACCATATTCTGAATCAATTGATTTGACAGAATTTTATCTTCAAGCAGAATCCAGAGGATTTAAAAACAACAGCAGCAAAAAAATGTTGGTGGATAGTGTCTCCACAGAAAGACTTTCACGTGTTTGGATTCTCTATTACAACAATGAAATAGTTGGTACCACTGCTGCTCACAGTTTTGATGAAATGGGACCAAATTGTTTTCGTATTGCTGTGAGATCTTGTGCGTTCACAGATCGCATGCCCATAAAAAGAGTAAGAACCAGAACAGGCATTGTAGAACATCAGCATGTGAGTCCTCAATTTTTTATGACTGCTGGTATAGAATGGGCTGGCAAAGATAAAAATTTTTATATCACTTCAAACAAAAATAGTTGGGGTACTCAACAAAGAGTCCACAGAACTTGGGCTCCCATATTAGCCAAAACAGGTTGTTTGGAAAACTGTGGTGAAATGTTTTACAGAGGAACTGAACAGACCATTTGGAAAGTGAATGTAGAAGTGTTCTATCAACAATTGGATCAATACGGCAGATGGCCTATTGATTGGACTTTATAAGTCTTATAAAAAATCCAGACAAATCCGGTGAAGGGTTACGCCACGCAGTGGAATTGATGTGATGATATTTGTGCCATCCCTCACCAGCCACAGTCCATGCAATTAATTTGCTGTCAGACACTTCGCCATTCCAATGATTAAACACATTCACTATGCCACCCATGACAACACTCAATACTGTGGGAAATACCCATAAAGGAAATATTAGTATGGGATTAATCACAGCCAACAATACAATATAAAAAGATAACAATTTAAAATAATGTTTATGAACAAATTTGTGTTCAGGATATTTTAAAAGTCGTGCAGCATATCTAGGCTCTACATCATAAGCATCAAAGAAGTATCCAAAGAATACTTTAAAATGTCCTTTGTATTTGGGAGAATGTGAATCTTGTTCTGTGTCAGAAAATCTGTGATGTTTGAGATGCACAGCAGTCCATGCCACAGTGGAACCCAGAGTGACTATGCTGCTGCAGAAAAGTAAAAAATAATGCCAAAATTTATTTGTGTCAAAACTTTTATGAGTAAAGTACCTGTGTAATCCTATGATGTGTCCAAACACTGCCAGCAAATAGCCAATAATCAAAGAGCATATCAGTGTGACAAGTGGTAAAAAAACAAGACTGATAAAAAATAAAAACCAGCCAATGGAATGAAATACCAATAATTTTTTATTGTCCGACATGATGCATTACTTATGCGTGAAAACATTTATTTTTGAACCTTTTGAATGACCATAAATACTTACACAAACACGCTCTAATATGAAACCAAATTATCATTACTATTACAACGACGTGCCAGGCAAAGGATTGTGCAGGAACAATCTTGTGTACACCAGTCTCATCAATCAAAATAAAACAGAATTTGTGCAATGGTTTCACAACGACACAGAGTATCACAGAGATCAAAACGAAGTGATGGATCCCATTCTGATGGAACAAAAATGGCAGAGAGAAGTGGACATGCTGCTGATGATGCATCACAATTTTCCAGAACACATTCCTGACATTTTGGAACTGGACTATGACAATAAAAAAATTATCTTTGGTGTTGATGGCGTGGATTTTTGGGAACAGAGTCACACACAGGGCATGGATGCAGTGCTGCCCAACTGGCGTGAACAAATGCTGGAGATACTGCAAGCACACAAAACATTAGGATTATACAAATATAGTCTACACCCTAGCAGTTACTTTGTGGTGAAAGGCAAATTAAAAAGTGTTAATTATTTCTTCTGTTATCACAAGAGTGAACCATTCATCACAGTGCAGGATCACTTCAGTCACATATCTCTGGACAGGAGAACGTTTTTGCTGCCTAAGATGAAAGAACTACACATTGACATGCACACACCCACAGACTTTAATCAATTACAAATTTTATGTTTAGAAAGTTTTAGAAACAATTATCCTAAGGATTTTATAGATGCTGCCATAGCACTGTACAAATAATCATGGAAGATATCAAAACAATCAGTTTGTGTGAAACTTGTTATAGACATTGTGCAGCAGAACGTGTCACACGTGCGGACGGAGTATATCTTGTAAAAACCTGCGAAGAACATGGAGTGATGCAGCACATGGTGGAACGAGATATTGAATTTTATCAGCAACTGCATTATGATGTGGAAGGATACACCATACCACATGGCATCATGGTGGAGGTCACTGATCGATGCAATTTAAATTGTCCTCATTGTTACCATAAACCTGATAACAAACTAACGGATCGATCCATAGAAAGTATCTGTGAACAAATTGAAGAAAAATTTCATGCAGAATCTGGTGCTGTGATATTGGCAGGCGCTGAGCCCACAGTGCGTAAGGATCTTCCTGAACTTATAGCAGAAATAAAAAAATTATTGCAAAGATTAGGGAGACCCACAGATGTGTGCATACTCACCAATGGAGTAAAATTATCTGATAAATCATGGGTCAAAGAGATCGCTGCTGCTGGTGCCAACATGGTGATGATCGGTGTTAATCATCACACATATCAAGGTCACACAGTGCATCAGAAACAACTGCAAGGCATAGACAACTGTATTGCCGAAGGTATATTTGTGTACTATGTGGGATATACATTGGAAAGTTTGGATCATATGGAAGAGGTGTTGGAAGAAATTCAATCTTTGGGTCAAAAAAGTTGGCAGTATAGGATTAGAGCAGGTTCCGACATAGGCAGATCTCCCAATGAACCTAGATTCTTTCTCAGTGATCACGTGGCATTGATAAAATCTATCTGTGATCGCAAAGGTTGGACTTGGGAGAAAACTTCAGCAGATGATAATCTTTATCATTACATGGTGAATATCAATGGCATAACTCATAGAATTATACAATGGAGTGATCCTAAGACCATTGATTTGGAACAACTGCAGTGTGGACCTTGGTGCGACTTTGTGCCTGGTAAACCTGTGACAAATTTTTTACATCAGATCATGTTGCGAGATGCTGTGGTGAATAAAAAAATGATATTGCATGACACTGTGCCTGATCGTTATGTGATCAAAGCCAAAAACGTGGAATACAAAGAATCTCCATGGACCAATCGCAGTTGGGCTGACCACAAGAGTAAACAATCTAAATTGTTAAAAAAATAAAATTGATTAGTATGCTACGAAGTTAGAGAAGTGTACTTCGTATTTGAAAACCGT